TAATTTGGCTCTCCAAAATATTTATCATATATTAATACTAAAATTTATAAATTAAAAATCAAAATGAAAAAATCAATTATTTTATTAGCTTGCGCAGCTTTATTAGTTGCTTGTTCTTCACCAACCACTGAAAGTACTACTTCAGTTGACACTGTAAAAGTAGATACTGTGGTAGTCGCTATTGACTCTACTATAGTAGACACTATTGTAGTTAAGTAATAACCAAGGATTGCCTTATATTTATCAATGTAAGGCAATTCCTCTACTTAAATGGACTTGGATAAGATTTTTAATCTCTTCAATGATGAATATATTGCTAATGATGATCCCTCATTGTTAGTTGACTTTTCTGAGCATCCGCTATATTGGATAAGTGGTTTTAATAAAATTATTTCTAACCATGTATTTTTTAAACAGTACACCGTCAATACTTTCAAGAATATATCTACGGATATAGATATTAGGGAGTTGGAAAGGGCGGGTGAGGAATTGATGTTTAGAAAAGCTTGGGACTACATTAAGCCCCTCGACATTAAGAAAACATTTCATATGGAGTGCCTTAAACTTAAGGCATATAACTACTTCGTAGATAACCTGAGGGTTGCTATTTCATTCTTTGAAAGCCTTGAAGAGTATGAGAAATGCGCTGTACTAAAAGGTATAGAAGATAAAGTAAAAGGATTTATCGAGTAGGCTTGGCTTCCAAAAATATCTCTCGTATATTATAGCTACAGGTTTTGGGATATGAGATTAGGAGATAGAAGAAACGAGAAACGCGTGAATGAGTAAAACGGGTAGGGAAAATAAATAATAAATAAATCTATGAGAAACAGAGAAGCAACATTAAGAAAGATCGATACTATCGACTCAGGCTTAAACAAAATGATTTTAACACTGAATCAAGGTGATCGTGAAGCGTGTTATGAAGCAATTAATTCCCTCAGGGAACAACTTGATCAATTACGTACATATATTGAATCAGAACCTATTACAGGTAGTGAATTAAACAGAGTTTAATCAATTAAAAATAAAAGTTATGAAGTTAACAGCAGAACAAATCCAAGAAAATTGGAACGAATTTATGTCCTATATTAAGACATATATCTCAGAACCACGTAAAACTAATTTAAAAAATTTTTATGAGAAATATGCAGAACGTATTATGCTTATGCCAGCCGCTCATAAAAAGGAGTATCATAACGCTTTTCCAGGTGGGTATATAGAACATGTTAATCGTGTTATTAAAGCTGCTCTTAAGTTTAATCAAACTTGGACTGAGTTCGGGGTACATCAGAACTACACCACCGAAGAATTAGTATTCTCAGCTATGAATCATGACTTAGGTAAGATGGGTGATGAGCAAAATGAATCATATATTCCTCAGACTGATCAATGGCGTAAGGATAAATTAGGTGAAGATTATAAGTTTAATGATGCTTTAGAATTTATGTCAGTTCCTGATCGTGGTTTATGGTTACTTAATCAACATAACATTCCATATACTAAAAATGAGTTTTTAGCTATTAGATTACATGATGGTTTATATGATGATGCTAATAAGCCATATTTATTATCTTGGAACCCAGAAACTAAACCACGCACCTCACTTATATTTATTATCCAACAGGCGGATTTTATGGCTGCTCGAATTGAGTTTGAAAGAGAATGGATGCCAAAACTTAGTGGTAAAAATTTGGATACCCAGAAAAAGGGCACTACATTAGATAAAGAGAAAAAAACAACCGTTAAAACTAAAGCTTTAAATAATATTAAAAGTGAAAGTTTAAAAAACGCAATGAACGATTTTTTTAACGATTAATAATTAAATTGAAAACAAAATAAAGGTTGTAGGTTTACGCTTACAACCTTTTTATATTTTAAACTATGATGGCAATTATATCTGTATTATCTGTTCTTGTGGTTATATTAGGATACACTAGTTATAACTTATTAAGAAAAAATGAAAAATGTGAGGACGTGATCAAGTCCTATGAAAATTATATGATCAATCTATCCAATACAATTGAGTTCTCTGAACAAAAAATTAAGGAAATAGATAGTAAAGGAACATTCACTGGAGATGATGAGGTAGGATATTTCTTCCAACAGTTAAAATATCTTCAAGAAGAACTAAATAACTTTAAAGTTAAGTAAACATATGAGTAAAAATTATTTTACCCAAGATACTGAGGCTGCTATAGTGGCTTATAATATGAGTGGAGATTATGTTGAACGTAGTAAGATTTATAACGAAAGTATCCACTATGCCTTCTTTAAACTAACTCAAAATATTATCCATACATTTAAATTCTATTATACTGAAGTCGAAAATATCGAAGATTTACAACATGAAATTATTACATTTTTACTCAGTAAAATACATTTATTTGACCCAGCTAAAGGTGCTAAAGCATATTCTTATTTTGGTACTATAGTTAAACGTTGGTTAATTTTATATAATGAGAAAAATTATAAAAAACGTATTAATTCAATTCCTATTATCTCGTTAGAAGAAGATAATAACCATTCTTATGTTATAGAAGAAAACAACTCACCTAGTGATAAATTATCCCATAACGATAAAATATCTTTATTTACAGATTTATATGTAGAGTATTGTACATCAAACATCTATACTCTTTTCCCTAAAGAAGGTGATGCTAAAATAGCTGATGCAATACTTGAATTGTTTAGAAAACGTGATAACCTAGAGGTATTTAATAAGAAAGCATTATATATCTATATACGAGAGATGGTAGATGCTAAAACTCCTAAAATTACCAAAATAGCAGATAAACTATATGACGTGTTTAAAAAAGGTTATATTTTTTATCTAGAAAATGGATATATAAAATTTCAATAGATCTAGTATTTATAATAAATATATACCTATGAGTAGTTTAGATTCTAATATTTTTGGCGATAAGAAGTTAAAAGACTTATTCCAAGAAATATATCAAAATCAAAAGAAAAAAGAAAAACAAATATCTTCACTAATTGAAGAACTAAAACCTTTAATTGATGATATTGGTGATGCTACTTTAGTTGTTCCTTTAATTAAAGAATACTTAGAGATAGGTGTTAAAAATGATGAACAACTTATTAAAATGACCACTATTGTTCAACGTTGTTTAACTTCTGATAATAGTAATAGTGACAATGGATTGTTAATTTCGGATGAAGAAAAAGCTCAATTATTAGGTGAGATAAATAAAATTCATGATAATATAAATTCTGATAATAAAGAATAATGGCATACGGATTTAGTGGGCTAAATAAAAATCTAAACTCTAGATTATCAAATAGTACTAATGTACTTAATATAAGTGGTTTAGATAGTTTAATATTAGCTGTTAGAGTTAGTAGTATTGTTTTAGATGAAACTCATCCTAGATTTAAAGAATTAGGAGAATGGAATGCTTTAGGAGTGATAGAATATCAAGAAATAACATCTCCTAGTATAAATCCAAAAACTTTAGGTATTGCTTATCCTCTTAATCCAAATAATAAAATTTTTCCTTTAATAAATGAAATAATATATATAATATCTCTCCCAAATACAGATATAGGAAGAAAAAATACAGCTAATAAAAAATATTATATTAATAATATAGGATTATGGAATCATCCACATCATAATGGATATCCTATCACAGCAAATGCTTTACCACCTTCACAACAAAAAGATTACACCCAAACTCAAGCTGGAAGTGTTAGACGAGTCACAGATAATTCAACAGAAATTAATTTAGGTAAAACTTTTAAAGAACGAGCAAATATACATCCTTTATTACCTTTTGAAGGAGATATTATACATGAAGGTAGATGGGGTAATTCAATACGTTTAGGAAGTACAGTTAAAGGAGTTCCAAATAATTGGTCTAGTACAGGAACAGATGGAGATCCTTTAGTTATTATTAGAAATGGACAAGGAAATCAAACGAATGAAGGTTGGATACCTATTGTAGAAAATATAAATAATGATGATTCATCTATTTATATAGCAAGTACCCAAAATATACCTTTAGAAGCGTCTTCTACTAGTTACGAAAGCTACGATAAAGGTAAAACACCTATATCTCCTAGTAAATTTGCAGGAAAACAAATACTTTTAACATCAGGCAGATTAGTATTTAATTCTAAAACTGATCATATATTATTAAGCTCAGCTAAATCTATTAATTTAAATTCATTAGAATCAATTAATATAGATACTAGTACTATGTCAGTTTATGCTGGTAAAATATATTTAGGTAAAAATAATGCTACAGAACCATTAATGTTAGGTAATAAAACAAATGATTTCTTAAAAGAATTAATTAGTTCTTTAAAAGGATTTATGACAGCAGCCTCAACAGCTATGACTTCTCCATGTATTCCTTTTACAGCAGTAGCTATTCCAGGACTTCAAGCAAGTGCAGGTAATGTTTTATCTGTATTGAATAAATTAGAGATTTCATTAAATAAAAAAGATTTAACATCAGATACAAGCTATACTACAAAATAATATAAAATGAGTATAATACCTAAAATTACTTCTCAACAGCTTAATGAACAACGTGATTTGAAAGATAAGTTAAGTTCTGATAGGTTACTTACAACCTCGTTGACTCAAACTAGTATTGATGTTATACTTAATAATTTACCCCCAAATTTATTACCAACTGGAGCAGCTAAATTAGCAATTATACTAAATAAGAAAAATAGTAGTATTAAAGAAACATTAATATCTAAGATAGTTGATTTGGCAACAGAGGCAGGTATAAAAAATATAGGAACACCTCAAATGGCACTTCCTAATTATTGTTTAGATCCTACTAAACTTAGTAGATTTATAGCAACAAAAAATCAACTTACCACTAAGTTAAATAATACTGTTAAAGTAATTAATGGTTTTTCTAAAATTCTAACAGGGTATACTTCTACTGTTGAGATTACTAAAAAATTAATAAATACTATAGGTATAGTAAAAACCGCTACCTCTCTTGGAATTAAATTCATCCCTTCACCCCCAGGTACTCCAGGTTTTTTAGTTACAGCTTTAGATGATATAAAAGATTTTAAAGATTCATTATCTCCAAAATTATCTAATGCTTCTAATGCTGTATCACAAATAAAATTATCTTTATCTTCTATAAATAATACTTTATTAAAAATAATAAAATTATTAAATACTTTAGATTTATATATAAAAAAATGTTCTCCTGATGCTTCTCTTATTCCTTTAGATGGTAGTTTACTTGAATTAGAACAATTAAATAATCAAGCTGATAATCAAAATCAAGGAAATATAAATTCGTATAATGATTTTATATTAGAGATAGTAGAAGTACCATACTCACCCACAGTAAATAGAAGAAAAGCTGTTGCTAAAAATAAAGATGGTATTATATTATTACAAACACCATTATCATTTACAACTGCATCTCAAATATTAATTGAGGAACTTAAACTTCTAATTCAAACTAATAATTTAAAAGTTGATTAATTAAATATTTATAATAGATGAAAACTGACGCATTAAAAAAACTTATCAAAGAAGCTGTTAGAGAAGCAATTCAAGATGAATTAAAAGATATTCTACTTGAAGCTGTTCGCTCTAACAAACAACCAATTAGAGAATCTTATCAAGTAAGTGATGATAGAACTTTAAGTTTTACCTCTAACAATGTACCTAAAACTCAAGTAAATACTAAACAAGCATATATGGATATTTTAGGAGAAATGGCTCAAGGACCTAAATCTGGACTTGAAGGTGAATTTAGAGTAGCAGGTCCTATGAATACTATGAGTGAAGGAAGTGCCTTACCTGATGGACAATTAGGATTAGATCAAATAATGAATTTAATAAATAAATAATGGCATTCGGAGCAAAGAAAATATTTCCTATAGATACCAAACCTGGAACAGCGGTTGGGGTAGCTATCCCTTTTAATGCTCCTGCTGCTTTTTTTCCTACATACACTACTAAAGACGCTATTAGAAATAATTTACTTAATTTTTTTCTAACTAACTCAACAGAAAGATATTTAAATAATGAATTCGGAGCAAATTTAAGACGATTTATTTTTGAACAAATAAACTCAGGTACTATAAGTGATCTTAAAAGTAATATTCAATTATTAATTAACCAATATTTTCCTAATATCAAAGTAGATCAATTAGAAGTTTTAGAATCACCTGATACTAACGAAATTAATGTATCAATTACTTATAGTATAATCAATACAGGAATAACCGATCAAGTTGAAATAAATTTTGCATAATGGCTGTAAATAAAAATATAAAATATATAAATAAAAGCTTTAGTGAATATAGAGCTAGTCTTATAGACTATGCTAAAACATATTTTCCTACAACTTATAATGATTTTAGTCCTGCATCTCCTGGAATGATGTTCATGGAAATGGCTGCTTATGTTGGTGATGTTTTATCATTTTATTTAGATAATCAAGTACAAGAAAACTATTTACAGTTTGCTCGCCAATCAAATAATTTATTTGAATTAGCTTATATGTTTGGCTATAAACCAAATGTTACAGGAGTAGCACTTACTGATATA